CCCACGAGCGGCTTCCAGAGCTGAAGTTTGGTCCATCACCGTCACGTTGGTGGGACGTCCACCCATATGTGCTGCCATCAAACCGATAGCTCGTCGCAAGTTGTCACGGACTTCGGTGCGTGGAGATGTAGCGGAGATGTAGGAAGCAAACAACTCGACCAGGTCTCGCTTGCCCTTCAAGAATGGGAACGCACGAATAAGGTCGCTACCGAAAGCCTCGTACCAGAATCTCTGGGCCCACGTCCCACCAAGCGAGTCAGAGACAAATTCTGCGTTTGGGGTTCGCACTTTGCCGTCGTACTTCTGTACGTGATAGATCGGCTGGGGATCGGTGACTGAACTGTCACCAGGGTTTCGGTTGACGTAATCCTGGTACTGCTCTTCAGTCAAGACGCCGCGAGCTGAAGGGTCAATGCCATCACGAGTGTTGCCAATTGCAAACTGGACCTCACCCTCCTCCAGACCTTCAGTCTTGACCAACGCTACACGACGAGCCACGTCCTCTTCAACTTGGTCAATCGCGTCGTCGCCGTGCCGGAGACGAACCGCGTTCTTAGAGTCTTCCATGATCTGGTCCATCTCTTGCTGAGTGAGACGGACAGAGGTAGGGGGTTTGGATGCACGGAGCGAAGAGACAGACACCGGGTCAGCATCGCCGTATGTCGCGAAGTCTTTGCCAGACACCATCTGAACTGGCTCTCCAGGTCGTAGCGGATACGCATCGCGCGATCCCTTACGGATACCTTCAGGCACTTGATTGCGAACGTCTGATTCTGTGACGTTTGACTTAGCTTTGCCGTACCCTTCAGGGCGGGCGAAGGACATCCCACTAAGTGTTCTTACTGCTTCGTCATCCTCTGCCCGAGGAGGAAGAACGCTTGGGTGTCCGTGAGGGGTTGCGTACGGATCAGACCTGGCATGTGATTCTGCCGCTTGAGCAAACGCAAGTTGCGCCTGCTGAGACATTCCTCCAAGAGGTGTACCACTTGCAAGCTTTATACCGTCAGCTGCGTCTGCGGTTGCCTCAAGAAGAGACAACAACTTGGTGGCGAACTGAGCCTGTGTACCCAGAACACCCATGGCAGCAAGTCGCTCAGACACTGGTCCAGTAAGTTCCTGAGCGCCCTCTTCGATAGCCTGGGTCAAGCCTTCGGTAACGATGCCGGCTTGCTCTTGAGCGGTAAGTTCTGACACCTCGAGCACGCCAGCCAAAGCGGCGGTGATGCGCTGGTTTTGCTCGTTCCTTCGAGGGTCACCGGCATCCCGGTTGAAATACTCTCGAGCTCCACGCAGAGCATTTGTCTTGCCGGCCAGCTCTTCGATTTGCTGGTACAGCTCAGGGTTCGTGTGCTGGATCAGGTGCAACATCTCGTGCAAACCACGACCAAGATATTGCAACCTCTGAGCTGTTTTGTTTTTGAGCGGCGTGTTGTTGCGACGAATGAAGATTGTGCCAGGAGCATTTGGGTTGTAGAACGCAGGCGCAGCTCCTACCGCAGTACCAAGACCGCCGTCGTAGAAGACAGCTCGCGAAGCCCCTAGACGTTGAAGACGTTCTTTGACCGACAACTCTTCTGGTGTCAAGGCGGCATCATCAACCAACGCAACTGGTTCTCGTGTGGCATCTGAATCTTCATCAGTTACCGGAGACTGCTTGTTGATGTCATCAATAACTTCTTCGGCGGTTTGGACTGTCAGGCCCAGTGCCTCCTGGGCAGTCTTGCCTTGATTCAAGCTCTCGTGGACGTCACCAGCTGCGTCAAGGATGGTCTTCTGAGTGTTAAGATCACGACCTAATTCTGTGATCTCATCTTGAATCATCTCAATTTCTGACACGGCTTCTCGACGTTCTGCCGGCGATGTCGATTCGTCATTAGCAACAGCTGCCAGTCCTTTTTGCTTTTCGACCAGGGCATCGAACTTGTCAAGCATGCCGGTGACCATCTCGCCTCGAGCATTTAGTTCTGCTTGACGTGCGTCTGCGTCTTTACCACTGAACGACTCCAGGACAGCCGAGGTCTCACCAACAACGCTATCACGCAAGGCATCTTGCACAGCAGGTATCAACTTGCCAGCTTGATTGGTGTCTTGCGCTTTGCGAATAGCACCCTGTATAGATTGGGAGGGCACGCTTACAATGCCGCCCACAGCAGCACCCAGAACAAACGATTGAAGGACAGCCGTTGGATCTGCACGGTCAAAGTAGTCTTCTCGACCTGCAATCATGTCAAAGACCTGGGCGGTTGAAGCCTGACTAACTTCAGCAATAGCTTCTTCTGCACCCTCGGTCAACGATTCTTTGCCGTACCTACTAAGAAGTCCGGCGATGCCTCGAGACACCTGCTGCTGAGCTGGCTTACTTGCCTGTTTACCACCAGGGACTCGGTTGAGCAGAAGGCCGACCGTGACTTCGGTAGCCCCGGCAGAGAAGCCACGGATGTTCGCTTCTTTGGAGTCGAAGGGCAGGGGTGCTTTGCCTTCTTTGACTCGCTGCCTGTTGAAATCAATTTGTTCATTGATGGTCTGGTTGTACCCACCGTCGTAAGACCTGAGGTACATCTTGAGCAAACCAGCGCCACCACCAATGATGCCGCCAAGTACAGCGCCACCAGGACCTGCGAAAGCACCGATGCGAGCACCAATTAGAGCTGGAGCAAGCCCTTCGGCCAGTACCTGACCCGTGGTAAAGCCAATCTGCTCACCCATAGTCTCGCCTGCTTGACCAGCACGTTGTTGTTGGTAGGCGCGGAGACGGGCCATGTCTTCTTCTGACGAAAGACCAAGCTGTTCACCAAAGAACTGTTGAACTTGTATGCCGGCATCTTCGGTCGCCTGACCAAGTCCACCAAGGAGGTTTGCACCAATGCCTTCGTAGGGATCAAGGCGGCCCTCACGCAGTTGGTTTTCATACGCGCGATACGCTTCGGGGCTGTCGAAGAGACGCGGCAGCAACATTTCAAGACCAGGTGCACCCTGAAGCATGCCTTGGCCCGAGCTCAAGCCGCCCCGCTGTCTACGGGGACGACTGCCCAAGCCTTGCGACTCAAGGAAGTCAGCTACAAAGTCAGCGTCGCTGGTGTACATTTAGTCCACGGCTCCTCGCTGCCTGGTGCTGATTCGTTGATCTTCGGGTGATCCACCAGGAATAGTATCTAAGTCTGTCGAGGTTTGGCGTACCCCGGTACGCATGAACTGGTACATCATTTCTTTCTCAATCGGAATTGGGTTGCCGCCGGCATCAAATTGATTTGACATCAAGATTTTTCTGTTGGTCAGGTGAGTTACAATCGCGTCAGCCAACTCATCGCCCTGAGCTCCAAGTTTTATCAACTCCTGTACGAGCTCCGCATCACCAAGGCCCAAGAGTTCCTGGCGTCCATTTGCGGCAAACACGTCTCTGGTGAGAGCAGCGCCTGCCTGCACTGATTCTAATGCGGAGAGGACTCCGTCTTCGTTGTCATCAAATCGTTCAATAGCACCCTGTTTACTGCTGAGATTCATCGTGTTTGCTCTTGCAGTAATTTCTCCAGACGTGAGGCTGCTGGCCAACTCTCCGCGTTGTCTAAGAATAGTGGCTGTTTGCACACCGCCTTGTGCGCTAAGAATCCGGTTGGTAATTTGTTCTGCGTATTCGTCGGAAACACCTGTGCCGATACCGGACAAAGCTGTCTTGATTCTGGTCAGCAAGTAACCAACACGACCGTCGTCCGGCGGCAAAGCGCCTCCGGCTTCACCAACTTCTCTTTGGAGATCGGCAATAATTTTGTTTGCCCGGTCGTCTCTAGTCAACAGACGCAAAGCAACACCACTCACGGCGTCAACATTTTCTGGAGTCTGGAAGTCAGGGCTAATCTCTACAAGTTGTTGCATGATAGAGACGGCTACTGCACCATCCGATGACGCAGCCATACCAGCAGCGTCTAGGGTGTTGCCTTGGGCGTCTTTTCTTCGTTGTTGCTCCAGACTCAACTTATTTGCTTCCTGACGCAAAGCTCCAAGCATGAAACTTTTCCTGTCCGCGCGTCGTGTCTTTTGTGCCTCACGCTCGGCTTGTCGTTGAGCTCGACGGTCAGTCAAATCCAAACTGGCAAGGTACGCCAGGGTTTGCATAGGCCGCTCTTCGTAATTGTTCGCATAGAACTCGGCTGTGCCCTCACCTAAGAACCCTGAGAACTGTGCGTTCTGGATCAGGTCTTGGAAGATTTGCCTGTTCTCTTCGCGGTAGGTGTCTCTGTTGATCTGGTCAACCGCCTGGGCTGCGTACTTGCGGCGTGTCTCTTCTCGCTTACGAATAGCAGCGATCATCTCGCCAGATGAGACTTGGATGACAGCACCGTTGGGAAGTTTGGCGACAGGCCGGCCATAGGAAGTCCCGAAGTCAATGCCCTCCAAGCCCTGGTACTGTCCTGTGCTCAACGCCTCCATGGCGTCAGAAGCATTCAGGTTGCCAAACGCTTTCATGTCGCCCGATGTAATAGCCATGCCGTCTCGCTTCGCGAATCGTTCCAAAGCAGTACGCCCGTCGTCAGACATGGGATACTGGACTTGTGAATTTAAAATTGTGTTGTCGCCTTTTGCCATCAGAATTCCAACTTTCCATCAAACATCTTAGAAGTGTCAGCTTCAGGATCTTTGCCAGACATAGCTTGGCCAACTTTCATCCCGAGGCTAAAATCCAATGCACTTTGCAGCTGGTTGTTTTTTGCAACTTCGCCTTTGATACTTTGGTCGATGCTTGAGAATCCAAGCTTGTCCAGTTCTGCTGATGTCGCAGCGTCCAACTTTTCAGTGAAGTCCTTCAGACCAGTGATACCAGTGTCAAACGCAGCAGCAAACCCTGCTCCGCTCAGACCCATCTTCGATCTGCGATTGCCTTCTGCGGCCAAGCCGGCAGACAGAGATGTAGCAAACCTTGCCAGCATCTGTGCTCCAGCACCAGGTTTCTTATTTTCATCAGCCATTAGCTATCTCCTCCCATTGGGATGCCGAGTGAGTTCGCAATTCCACCAGTTGCAAGGGAAAGACCAGCTCCGACCAAAGCCCCGCCAAGGTTGAAACCAGTTCCAATATTCTGTGCCCTGCCCATGGCGGTATCAAAGCCGCCTTCTGCAATGTTTTCGCCACCCTGCAACATCCGCTCAGCAAGGCTAGTTTGCAAACCGCTGATACTGGTTGTGTAGGCGCGGCGTAGATCGCTGAGTGCCCCAGCCTGGTTGCCGATAAGGTCAACCTGTTGCTGTCCCGCCGTGGACATCGTGGTTGCCCTGTTGAGCTGAAGCTCGATGTCAGCCATACGGTACTTCTCTTCAGCCCGACGAACCTCTCTCTGCCCCTCGGTGCGGATAGCTCCGAGCTGAGACTGACCGAAGGATGTTTGACTAAGGCCAGTCAGAGAGTTCTGTGCCATTTGTCGGAGCTCAGCAGACTCAGACATACGTCTAATGTCATCCTGCTCCATGGAGAATCCCTGGTCGAGTTTGGCTTGAGCAGAATCGAACCCCTCAGTCAGGGAGCCCATGACAATATCGTCGAACACCTTCGCCTGCTGAGCAAAAGCTTCCTGCAAAGCTGTAATGTCTGCCTGCTCTGCTGTACGCACGTCAGCAATGGTCGCCAACATACGGTCCTCAAACTCTGTGAGGTAACTGCTCATGCTGTCGCGGTAATCCTCAAAGCCTTGAGCCATCGCACGGTCGCGAGCAGCCTCATCTCCGAACAAGTCGTTTAGAAAGCCCATCGTCAAACGCTCCTAAATGGTCCGCCGTCATCGACATCGACGGAAATGTCTTCTAGTGCCCATGCGCGAGAGTTCGCGCCGATGTTTACAAATACGTCGCTCGCACGAATCCTGGAGCGCTTTGCCGTGGAACGACCACGGGACAACAATACGTTTTCTGTTGAGTCACCAATACCGAACCCACTGTTTGACAGAGTGGCAAACTCGTCTGGCGGAATGTACGGTGGTGGTCGATTATCTGCGCCAGCATCACTAGCATTGAGTTGGATGGTGGTCGGGAACCCAGACACCGTGCTGGTGGTTTGGTAGTAAGCGATGTTGGACTCTTTGAGTTCCCACTTACCGTCGCTGTTGCGTGACAAAGTCCAGCCACCAGGGCCGGCAAAAACCGTGTTGTTCAACAGGGTCTCGGTTGTCTGCGGGGTGTACACGCCATCTGCGGGAAATGCCAAACCGCCCCAAAGACCTGCGGTGTATGTTTCTGAACCACCGGTCTCGTCGCCCCCATCTGCCGCCACGCCAAGGGTTGTGGTCTCGTATGTTTCTGACCCATTCTCCTCATCACCGCCGTCAATCAAAGTTGTGGTGGTGGTGATTTCAGCGCCACTGATAAAGCCGATGGCAGCCTGAGCAGACGAGCCAGACAAGATGCTCAAGAAGGGGCCAGTGGTGACCGTATCCGTTTGGTCTTCAGCTTTCTCACCCAACAACACCCGCACGTCTTTGAGCAGAACACGCCGCGACGGGTCGGTGTTGATTGGTCCAATGATCAACTCAGAAGCAAAGTCAACCTCTGTGCCGGCAGTCGTAACTGGCGGGTGGTTGGCCCCACCTGTACCAAAGGAGGAGCTTGTGTCTACACCACCGTCAGAGTGCAGGATCAACGTCTCTGGTTGTGAAAGCAGCGCTCCAGATGTCGTTCCCAACAGGGGAGCAGTACGGTCACTGTCAGTCGGTCGGAATGCTGTGACGGACTTTATGCCACGCATGGACGTGTTTGCAATGACCCACTTCCACCAGCCGCCAGCAGACATGTCCAGGGCAAAAATTTCACCTGACGTCACGTCGTCGTTCTTGGTGATGCACATCAAAGCGGTGCTTCGTGCGTCGTCGTAGCCCATCACAATCTCGGTGTTCTCAAAGTCCAACCTTGAGAACAGTTGGTCAAGGCGGTCTTTGCTGACTCGAGCACCACGCTCGATGTCAAACGAGTTGGGGTCGATGACGAACACGCCTTCAGACGAGCAGATAAGAGTTGACATCTCGCTGGCTGTGGTGAATGCCCTTTTGCTAATCACGCCAACAGACCGACTGATTTGACGGAACTTGACGTCCGCAAATGCTGGGTCACCGGTAATCATTGTCATAGAGTTGGTGCAGCCAAACACAAGGCTGTTTGTACCCACTGGGATCAGAGCCTTGATGTTGTCGCCGATTTGACCAAACTCTGTGCCGGACGACCCTGCGATAGCTTCAACCTCTGTGCCTGCGCCAAAGCCAGGTGTCCAGTCGAACGGATCGTTGATCTTGCTCATGAACCAGTTGGTTGGTGCTGATTTGATACCTGACAGCACCATGCGAGCGCCAAACTGTCGGATTAGTTGTGCCCGGTAGGTTATGCCGCCTTGGTCTGCGCTAACAGTTTTGTATGGGCCAATCCACTGGCTAATTCTGGCAGGTGACACGCTCAGGTCTACTTTCACATACTTTGTGCCATCGGTCATGTAGACGTAGTTGTGGGGGGCGCTGTCCAAACCGCCAGTAAATGTTGCTGTTGCAAAAGAGGCTTCCGAGGACGTTTCAGCAACTGTTGTGTTGCCAGCCAGTCCAGCCAAACGTTGCGTGAATGTGACAGTTGCACCGCTGGCCTCTGCGATAATTGAGCCATTGTGCCCGTTAGAGCTGTTGACCATGTTGGCGATGTTGGTGGCAGTCCCGGCAGCACTGCCTCCAATCTCGAACTCTTGGCTTGTGGCAGTTGCGCCCTCTGCTACTTTTGCGGTGTAAGTTTTTGTAACCGGAGTCGAAGCATTGTCTGTAAGAGTGAACGTCTCGTCAGCGTTCATGACATCTGTCAACGTAAGGACTACTTTTGCCCTCTGCGCTCCGCTGGCAATTTCGTCCGCACGACCAACATGCTTCATGACGGCAATTTCAACTTCAGCATCGTTAGTAAACACTTGGTTTGTTCCGGCAGTGCCTCCCGTGAAATCAGGCAGTGCTTCAACCACTTGGCTTGATGGTGCAGCCGCCCGAGGCTGCAAAGTGCTGTCTGTGCTCTCTGAGTCATAAGAAGCATTGAAAGCATTTCGACCAGTAGTGTCAACAGCGGTCGCCTGCACCGGGTCACCCGACAAATCGGTTACGAAGATTTTGCCGTCAGACACATAGATAAGCTGACGCTTCAGGACGGGTGATGAGCCACCTTTGTCAACAAATGACTCGGTGGCGGTCATGGCTTGAATAGATTTTCCCGTGTTGCCGATTTGCAAGAACCCTTGGCGTGTGCCAACCCGACGACGCCCATCAAAAGCGTCGAAGGGATACACGTTTTCACACCGCTTTGTAAAACCTTCTGCCGCCTGGCGGAAGGACAAAGAGTCGGTGAGACCTTGAATCGGGATGGGAAGACGAGAGTATGCCATTAGGTTGCTCTAATGAAAACACTAGAAGAAGTTGTAGGATTAGCAGGGTCAACGGCATCAAAGTCACCTGCGCTTCGTGCAACCAAAACATCTACATTTAGATCGTCACCAGCACCACCTGTTGCAATATCACCAATGGCAAATGAGACCGCATAAAACTTATCGGTTGTTCGGTTTGGAATCACGGCGGTACTACTCGCTATATCGGTAAAACTAGCGCTTGCTATAGTTGTGCTGCACACTTCAAATTCAAAATCGCTCGACAACAATTCTTGTGCAGTGTATTGGCGTAAGCTCATTGTTCCAAAAACACCACTTGCTCCAGTGTTGGGGGATTCCATTTGTAGGCGAAATGCAAGAGACCCAGAATTTGCAGGAACTTTTATAATGTATCCGTTGGTTGTGTCATCATTCGATCCGTCGTACCCCGTCTCAATATCTGAAGATGTGCCAACTATCGGCAAAATGGTAAGAGTCGGTGAATCGGAACCAGTGACACTCAAACCAAACGAATGAGGGGCGGAACCTAAAACAAGTGGAAACAACCTTGTTCGGTTTCTTACATCAAACTCAGTAAATTTAGATACTGCGTAATAAAAAGGACCACTAGTTCCGGCGACAGTGGATTCAATCTCATCTTTACGCAACACTGACGCAGCGTTTGTACTGCGACTGGTAACATCAATCTCGGCGTCAGCAAACGTAGCCTTGCCTTCAGCAGTGATGTTGCCGGCGTAGTCGATCTCTGCAAGATTTCCTGACGTGCCGTTCTTAGCAACGGTGATTGCCTTGTGTGAAGCACCTGCCGCGCTGTTACCGGCAAGCTCTATTTCTCCAATCATCGACGTACCACTGCCGGAAACTTTTGCGCGGAAGTGTGGATCGTCTAGGTGGTGAGTAGCATCAGCACCACTGTCTGTGTTGTTAGGGGTTGTAGCAGACCGGACAACGCCGAAGTTAGATGGGTCTGCGTGGTTTGGTGTGTTGCCCAAATTCAAAGTTTTGACAAACACTGACGAACCTTGTGCAATCTTGAACAGATCGGTCCCGTCTGCTTCTTGCACTCGCATGATTGGGTTGTCGGAGTTACCAGATGCTGTAACCCTGAACGCCGTATCGGTAACGCCATCGTCATCGACCGGCACAATCGACACGTTGCCTGAGTGATCAACGGCCAAGCCTTTACCGACCTGACCCGCATCAGGTTGCACCCGAAGCAGGTCGCCGCCAGAGTTATCGTCGTCTTGATCTAATTGCCCAAAGACAGACAGAACCACGTCTGCGGTTTGTCCGTGACTTTCAATTGCAACCAACGCAGCCCCGTCAGAAGACTCGTCGTCAGACACTTTGAAGATGTCAAATCCGTTGCTGTCCTCGACCACAAAGATTGGGACGGACTGACCGGACGCACCAGTAACGGTGAGAGGGGTGCTGCCAGAAGGCTGCACTCCACCCATCTGGGTCTCGGAGTGCCCAGGCATGTAGTAGAATCGACCGTCTGCGTCCGCTTTTAGTTGAAGCCAGTTGTCAGACCCATTACCGATGACGATGTATCCGCCTGTTGTGCCAGATGGCTGAACGACAAGCACCTCGCCGTCAGCTGGAACAATTGGAGCGTTACCATGGGAGGCATCAAACTCAGCCTCTGTCCCCCTGCGTAGCTGGATTTTGATTGCCATCAGTCAAGTTCCTTCAAGATTTTGGCTTTGAGCCACTCGAGGATGGGTCGTCCAACCCACACTCCGGCGAGGAAGGCCCCGGACACGACGAGCAAGGAGGCAAGAACATTAGAGAACGAATCGAACATAATTTGAGATCCTTTAGATTGATTCCAAATACCAGCGTTGCCACCCCAACTGTCCCGATGATCAACACCAGGGTCCACAGATAGGTCAGAGCTTCCGCCAGCAACACATTCAGGACAATAAGACCAATACCAGTAAGTAGGGGAATCCACCCCTTGACTCCACGGCTGATGAAGAGCAGCACTGCCCCGCTCATCAGACACAGCCCCCCCGCCCACCGGAAGGGTTCCAGAGCTGCTATCGCTGGGTCCGCTGCTTGTTCGGGACTCAGCCCCACCTGGGGCAAAGTAAAACCCAAGCCACCTCCTCCAGAGGTTTGGCAGCCAAGCATCAGAAATATCCACCAATACCGCATCATTTCTCTGTCTTACCTTCTAAACGTGCAATACGCTGTTCTACGCTCTGGGTTCGTGTTTCAAGCAGTCTAACTGCTTGGTCCAGGCGGTCCACGGCGTGCCGCAGCGATTCGATGGCAGCTTTGACTTGAGCCGCACCGAAGATGATTCCAACGATGATTGAGGCTGGTGTAGCCCATGCGTCAATGTGTTCCATCACTTCTTCTTCTTTCTTCGACGACCGCCTGCGGTCACGGCATATTCGACCCTGGAGGGTCCAGTCTTACGGGCGGCAGCCGAGCGCTTCTCTGCCGCTGTCATTCGCTTGGCAACCTTGGCTGGCCGGCAGGCGGGGTAGGGACGCTTGCCCTTCTCTTTGCCTGAACGACCACACTTTTTGCCGGTCTTGATGTCCCGCCAGTCCTCTTTGAACCACTTACGCAATCCGCCTTGGTACGCCATTACGCCCTCTTTCGTTTATTGAATAAACAGCTAATCGTGAGAAGTGGCCAGACCCCTGCTTCAGGGATCGTCGTATACTCATCTCCCCCCAAATCCCAATCCAAAAGGAGCATCTCTTGACCACTATTCTCGAAGACAAAGACTGGATCGACGAAGAGGTCATTTTGCTCGATGGCCTGGAACAAGCTTTGATTGGGATCGGTGAGCAGAATGGCGGCATCGGGCAGGTAGCTACCTACAGCGTCAGAAAAATACTGGACATCTTGATGACCAGAGACGACATCTGTTGGGAATGCGCGTTCGAGTTCTTCAACTTCAACATCGCTGGCCTCGGCCTTGGAGTCAAGACTCCCGTCCTGGTCCACGACCTCGAACCCGACGATGCCATCAGGCACTCCGACACCTGTAGCTGCTGCGACGGAGCCAATTGTTGTTGAGAGGCCCAAAGCAAAGTCCAATGACTCTTTGCCGGCGAGTGTAGAAACGACAGTAAGAGCCAACGTAAGACGCTGGTTCTTGGCGCTGATTTCTTTGCAGCGACTTTCACAGTCGGAAAGTTGCTTCTGTTCTTCAGCCTGTCGCTTCTGACACTCGGGACAACTCATTTGTAACCGCCGCCACGCTTTTTGTAGGTGCGAACCAACCACGCATTTGCATATGCAGATGGGTACACATCAAACTTACGCTTGGCCTCCGCCTTCACCCGGCTGTACAGCGATGGGTTACTGGGCTTTGGCCCGGACTTTTTTTTGGCTTTTTTCTTTGCCATTACTTACGACGCTTCATCACTTTCTTGCCGAAAGCAGTGTTGCCAAACTTCTTAGCTCCACTTTTAGCGACTCTTTTTTTACCCATGGTCTTCTTCTTGCCATTGGTTTTCTTTCGTCCAGCCATTACAAACCTCGTCTTTCTTTGACGTATTGAAAAAATTCAGGGCTTACCTTGTCGTAGTAGCCCATTTGTTGGAGCACTTCGGATGTCTTGTTTACGACAGACAGCCGTTGCACAAACACTAACGAGTACGCCTCGTCTAGTAACTTTCCCCAGTGATCTGGTTCTAGATCAGGATCATCAGGATCTTCGTCCCCCGCTATGAACGGAAGTAGAACTAGGTCGATGTTTCTCTCGACCAACTCTTTGTTTGTCTGGTCGCAGTATTCTTCCAAACCGCTGCTGCCCTCTTCGGACACTGCAAACGCAATAATCTCGTAAGAGTCGTCCCACGAAAGAATCGCGTCTGTAAGTTCTTTTTCGCCACCAAGCATTACCAAACACTTGTCTTGCACCCATGCTTTCTTTGCAAACGGGCAGGGCTTGTGTCCACTGTAGTGATCGCTTGGTACGTCAAGATAGTTCAAGATCCAATTTTGAATCTCTTGGGTCACGTTCTTTATGTTGAACTGAGCCGTTGTCATAGTGCGCCAGCCAATTCGTCTGCGACCAGGTTGCCGTTGAGATCCAAATCTAAGTCGCCGGCAAGCTTTTGATTGTGCATGCCCATCAAGCCGAATGCAGGCTTCAGCACCTTGTAAACATGAGCAGTCGGTATGTTTGCTTTCAAGCCGTATTTTTCGGCTAGGTAGCCTTCAATTCGCAGCCTTTCTTTTGTCCGTAGCGTAGCGCCGCCAACCAAAATCTCAGCGATATCGCCGGTCATTGGGTTGCCGCCGACTGCTGTCGCTCCAACATCAAAAACACTACTGTTGTCAATAGAAGCGGTGTTTGTTGTTCCAGTCGTGTCCATTGCAGCGCCATTGACAAACCCATTACAGGTCGATGACGCACGAAATGCGGTTACAACAACAAACTCGGTGCGACTCCAATTACCGGAATTTTGGATGGGAATGTTAGAAGCACTTCCAAGGCGGCATTGCAAAGCGCCTGTCTTAGTACACATCAAGGCGAATGAGGTTGTTCCCTTTTCAAATACAAACTGAACCCCCCCGTCATTAGTTGATTTGAACACAACGGCCATCCAGATGTCGCCCGTACCAACATCCAAAGCGGCAATGTCACTATCGCTCAAAATATCATTTGTGCCGTCAAACCTTACAACCGGCAGACTGTTCAATTCGTTGGTTTGCAAGGTAGGCTGTCGTGAAGATGTCGCTTGGCTAGCAGTATTTCCGTTGCCACTTGAGTCCGACCAGGACGCGATAGAATCTCCGTCTGAACCAGAGACAGAGTCAGCTTTGAACCAGGCGTGCAGCTTGCCAGCCTTTAAGTTAGATGGGTTCCAGCTTGCCATTAGGTGTACGCCACCATGACTTTGATATTGGTGTTCGTGCCGGCAGCAGAAACCTTTGCCCGCATGAATGGGAAGATGGTCACGCTGTAGCCCTCGAGAATGTCGGAGCCAACACGAGAGACTTCTTTGACATCAACGAAGTTTGTGCCGTCGATAGACCCTTGCAGCTGAACTGTTGCAGTGCTGTCAGAGATATCGAAAGTACATACGCCACTGAAGGCGTTGTTGAAGTTGCGAACTGCATTCGTATGATCTGGGTAGATCGTAAATGTGCTGCCCGTTACGGCATCACTTTGATCAGTCAAGTCCATGAGTGTAAGTCGTTTATGTGCCATTATTTTACTTTCCGAAAGTTGGGGTTAGTGACAGACGGCTTGAGAGCCCACCCTCAAGCAATTGATCCAGGCCGTCTTTTCTGTTTTCAAATCTGGCCAAAGGTCGGTATTCCTTGTACTGATGCGATGCCGGCAATTGACCTTCTGCTCCAAACTTGTGTGCGTACCAGCCTTGCAGCCTGCTTCTTTCGCTTTCAGATGGGACGTAGTTCAAAATAACCAGGTCGCCAATGGTTCCTTCAAATTGTTTGCGTGTGTCAAGTACGCCACTTTCGTCGCCCAGTGCGAGAGATTCGTCGTTGTCAAAGTTTGTTGCAGTCTCATCTTCAATGGTTGCAACAAGAGACCCGTCCAAGAAGTAGGTGTGTGTATCTAGATCGTCTGGTGGGACCTCTTGCTCAAACTGTGCCTCGATGATGTGAAACCCACTGAGAAAGTTGTAAGTGCCCAGGGTTTGCGTGGTCGGTCCCGTGTTGGCTTTCGCTGTAATTGTCGTCGAAAAGAATGACTTGCTGGTCAGGATTTGAGTATCAGATGGTTGCGACGAATCGGACTTGATCGTCAGAACGATGGCATCACCGTTCGGCTTTGATCGAGCGTGGCCAATAAGGATGTATCGTTCACCACTTCCGATAGAGCTCAGCCGCCCTGACTGCGACTGTGCAACGTAATAGTCGTCGCCTTCTTCAAAGTCCAACACAGCGTTGCCGGACAACGTCGCCAGTTCAGGACGATCATCAGAGTTACCCGCGAAATCAATGCCCGTAAACTCACCGCTCGGCTGAACAGCGCCAGCTTCGTTGCTGCCGACCGCAGGGATATCGTTGATGTTCAACCACATCTGGACGTTCTTGGCCAAGTTGTCAGGAGCCCAATACGTCATTACTCGAATCCAATGGTTAGCTTGATGTTGGCTGCACCAGTCGTGCTAGACACTTTGCCCCTCATGTGGGGAAAGATGCACACTGAGTGGCCTTCTAAAACATCCGATCCAACACGAGATACAGACTTGACAGTTACAAAGTTTGTGCCGTCTAGTGATCCTTCCAGGAGGACAGTCGCGTTATTGCTATCAATCTTGAACACAGCAACACCGTTGTTGCTACGAATCACTCGATCATTCAAGCCGGCATAAGGCGAGAAAGATGTGCCAGTAGCTGCTCCAGATTGGCTTGTAAGGTTGAGCAAATTAGAGACTCTCATCTTCGAGATCCTCGTCGTCGTTCGGGTAGTCGTCTTCTTTGAACAAGATGTCAACCGCAACTTCAGCAAGAACACCGGACACAGTCCACTTGTTCATGTTGAACTCAAGCGCGTAGTTTGTAACAAGTTGCTCGAGTTTGTGCTTGAGGTGTTGCGGTGGTGTGATCATGGCATCGTCAGAAGCTCTGCTTCCCATTCCTTCGCATTCAATCTTGAAGCTGTCTCCATCCTCGCTTCGATGATCGCCATCCCCGATCCCCAGTTCCCCGTGTCCTTCCGGCTCATGTAGTCCGGCTTCAGGGGTCCACAGGTCCCAACATTCATAAACCACCAGGGCAGGGAAACCTTCTTCGTTCTCATCATCCTGGTCGTTGGGATTGGTCGATGGGTGTGGCCCCTCACAAACAGGCGGTAGGGGTGACATCCCGTCGAGTTGTTCATCTGGAGCCCTTCGAGTTCGTCCGATGTCAACCCGCAATCGAACCCGTGGTAGAACACGATCTGGCCCACCTTGTAGCAGCCCTTCGATGATTTGATGTAGGGCCGCCAGTGCCACTGCTTGAACTCGCTCGCGTACTCCGTGTTCATCCAGTCGCACGTCTCCCTCAAGCCCTTGGGTATGCGTCTCGGGTCCGCTCTCCGAATGTTGTCGTCGTGATTCCCTTCGCAGACGACCATCCGGCAGCTGTCCGGCAAAGCCTCCCTGATGCTCTTCATGAAGGCGGCGGCATGCCGATACTCGTCCATCAAAGTATGGTCGCATTCGTCCGGATGAACGGAGGCTGCGGCGGCGTCGAATACGTCTCCGCAATGCACGAAATGAGTCACACCGTCCAGTTTGTCGAGGTTGTCGAGAATCCACTTGTGGGTCTCCGGTGGGGTGTGAGGACTATGAGTGCAACTGATTGCAACGATTTTGGCGTAATCGTGAGACATTCAGCATCTCCATCTCCGCCGTGCTGCACATATACGCTTCTTTGGTGTCTTGGAGCAGTTGATGCCGTGCATCTTCATCTGGCCGGCAGATCGTGAGCAGTAAGACTTGCGCCTCTTTGCTCTCGAACCTGTAGGCTTTTTTTCTGTGACTGCGGTCTTGAGCTTCGACCCAGGGTTGCGTCGGCGGTACGCTGCTACACCCTTTTTGGTCATGCCTGCACCCTTGGACGTGGGCCGCTTGTGCCCGCTCCGAACGCTCATACCCTTCATGCCTTTTCTTTTAGTAGCCATCAAGAGGGGTCCGGAATGCTGCCGTTAGGGAAGAAATTCAAGCCTGAGTAAGCGGAACCTTTGCGAACCGCCAGGGGGATTGCACCGTAGTTGGGAGCAGTTGTCCCATCACGCCTCAACGCTTGATCGTAAATTGGACCGGCCTCGACGGCGGCCACACGCTGGCTGGCATCGCCGTACTCGCCGCCTTCACCAAACGCCCGGATGTACTCCAGGAACAGGGCGATGGCGGTGTCGTCAACCGGGAGCTCAAACAGCAGAGAGGCATTGGCACTTGTGTCCGAGCCAGTCACGTCCGTGGAACGCACGTTCGGAAAGTTCCGTCGATATCGGATTATCAGTGCTGTTGAGTCTGTGGTTGATGGCTTGGGATAAATCTCAAGACGAACGTCGTTGATCGCAGTGCCAAAATTTGTGTCGGTCTTTGTCACCAAGATGAAGAACTGTCCATCGGTCAGCTCCAGGTTGTTTGCCTCGAGCTGTCCAAACTTCTCAGGGGACACAAACTGCACAGTGCGGAACGTGTTGCCGTTCGGGACCACAGACAAAATCTGACCAGACAGAACCTCGTTCAGAACACTGTCCGCCGGCAAGGTCACCGAAGAACTTCCTGCCGTGAATTGCAGGTTGGTTGTTGCGGTTCGTTCTTTCCAGGACCACCCGTGATGAAACAGCTGATGTCCTGCGGAGTTGATGATCTCCGCAACACGTTCATCCACGGTCATACCCGTGGCAGTCGAAGGGTTGCCACCGCAAGCAAGAAGTACGGCAGCCTTTGCTCGTTGTACGGTAATCGGCATGGGAAGAGGAGAAGGGGGCGGTAGCCCCCCTCTCCCGTGTGATCAAAAGATCAGTCACCTTGTGCGGCAGATGCCGACACGGTGACGGTCAGACCGTCGAATTGAACGAGAGCCTTGCCTGTACCAGCGGCAGCGTTGCCGTCTTCGGTCAAAGCGACCCCGAGAATACGTCGGAATTCAGCAGGAGTGCCAGACGCAGCGCCGAGTTCGTGAAGCGAACCGACAACCCCGTCATCAGCAATCACTGCGTTACCGGCAGCAACGTCTCCTGATGCCTTACAAGCGAAGACACCACGGAGACCGATGCGACCTACATTGCCAGCAGAGACATCATCAAGTGCTACACCAAATGCAGTCAAAACCACATCATCAGTCGCGCCAGTTGATACGCAAGCAGCGTAAGTGCCGTCAGAGCCAAGGGTGAGTTTGACAATGTCACCCGCCGAGAAAGCGTTGGTGCAAGTAATACGCACCGTTTCGCTTGCGAAGGCGACTTTTCCGTCGCCACCTTGTGTTGCAATTTTCATGGGAATAGATCCTCTTGAAAGTTAGGTTTAGCTAGTCACATCGGTAACGTGTGGGGCGATGATGCCGTGACGTTGACGTGAGTTTGCGATGACGTTGTACCAGCTGTCCGTGATTTGGACGTAGGTAAACGGTTGGTTGGGGTGACGCATGACCTCGTGCTTCTCCATGTACCGGTTGGAGTGGAGAACAGGGGTGAGGTAATCACCGTTGATGAAGTAGAACCGAGCACCGTGCATGAGAGTGGTAGCACCAAACTCAGTACCGCCAGCGGCGGTGTCCAGGGTTTCACCTTGGAGTTCTGAGATTTGTTGTTGAGCACTGACATCTGCGCCCACCTTCGGGTGGATTGCAGCTTGGTCCAACTCAGAGACATAGGTCAAAGGCACACCAGAGTAGGTGGGCTGGTTATAACCGGCGTCTTGAGCAGTCACGGTTCGGTCGTTTTCGGATCGCAAAGCAGCCTTGTAAAGGTTGATACCTTCACGCGAGCAGAGGATCTTCTGACGGTTGAACTGGATGTTCTCGAAGTATTGCTCGAAGGTTGGAGGCGGACGGAACTGAAGCCGCAAGAACATCTCATCAAACGAGCCCAGCAAGCTGTACACGTTGATAGCTGCGAAGTCATTGATAGGCATCGTGCCGCCACTGGTTGCGTTGATCACGTTCTTAGCACCGTTAAAAGAACGAGTGACTGAAGAATCAGTGAACTCACCACCAGCTCCGATACCGTAAGCGGCAGATGAATCGTAGAACACAACTTCGTTGGTCCAACGCTGACCACTTCCGGAGACAGCTGGTGCGATTCCGAGCAGAGTGGTTTCAGAACCGCTGATGATTGGCAAGCCGCCACGGAGACCCGCAGCACCACCGCCATCAAGACCGGTTTGAATACACTTCTCGGTGATCAAAGCTGGGAGAGAGTAGGGCTGCTTACCAGTAGCGCCTTCCATCTCCGTAAAGTTGCCACCTTGGGTTGGCTTGAAGAGAGCTTCTTCCATACCGTTGACCATGGAGGTAACCATTCGCTGTTCCTTGGAACGCTTCAGGTTCTTGTACATGGCCTTGGTCGCGTCTGCGGTCAGACCAGCTCCACCTTGCAATTCGACTTCTGCGTCGGTGAAGGTCATGTGGTCCATCGAGAAGCGCCAGTTGGCGGTGATGGTGTCCAACACTTGCGGGTTGCTGTAAGTGAAGGTCTCGTTTGGTTGATAGAATTGGAAAGACCGTGCGTCATCCATCATGAGGACGTCACGGATCTCGTTGCCACCTTGGATGGCTTGGTTCTTCTCTCGAATCAAATCGCCGAAGAGGTAATTACGCTTTACAGCTTCGTTGATCAAGACGTCAGGACCGGTCAGATATACCGGGCCAGTCGCCTCCATGAAATCGAGGAAGTTCTTGATGTGGGTTCCTGCCACGATAAAACTCCTTGAAAGGGACTAGCCCCTTGCGGGGCGGGTTTATCGCATTGCGGCACGCCTCGCGTCTTCTACAGAACCACCTTTTAGGATCACGTCGAGTGCAACGTCATCAGCTTCATCCGGAGTCAATGGGCGCTCAGCTCTAACTGTTGTGCCTTTCGGCGGAGTAGAAACTTTGGCTGGGTCCACTGACGTACCCCGGTCAATCGCTTTCGACTTGGGAACTCCCATGATGTCCGTAGTAGCACGCTTGGCTAATACCTCAATGCCATTGAAATCACCTGGAGATTGTTTGAAGAGTTCGGTCATCCTCTCTGCGACTTGTGCTCTTTCGCGGTCTGTGACTTCGTCATATTCCGCAAGAGCCTGGTCAATCCGCAGTTTGGCAACCTCGCCGATCAAGGTCTCCACAAGTAACTGTTGATTGCTGTCCGTAACGTCCAGAAGCTTGGTTGAATCTTTGACGTCAGGTTGTCCATCTTCAGTCTCGGCGACATCCGTTGGTTCGGGGTCGTCAGGTGCGCTGCTTGGTTCCGCAGTCCGCGTTTCGTCACTTTCGGATTGGTTGTCCTGAGCAGCGACTTGCTCTTCGAGTTGGCGCATCTTTTCAGAATAGCCGTCAACATTCCCTTGCATCTCAATGAGGCTGTCGGCCCATTCCGCAAGCTGCTGTGGGTTGTCAGCCAGCCTGGAGAGCACTGCCTCAGGTACTTTGGCCCGCTTGAGAGCACGCTCTCGCTCAGGCGTCAGTGTGAGATCCTTGGGTTGTTCGTTCTGTACGACGGGCGGGGCTGTTTGTTCCCCAGAATCTTCCGTCTTTTTTGCCTGTTGTCCGGTTCTTTCCATGAACCTTTCAAAACTGGTCTCTTTTTGCTCGATGATTCTGTCGAGAATTGCGTCTTCTTCTGGTGTGAACTCTGGTTTTTCGTCTTCAGACATCAATCTCGCTCCAATCCATACCGCCCCATGATCTCTCTCTCATGTCTGCGAGAAGAAATAATGGGTTGGCCTTTTTTGTTTGTCTCACAGCCAGGCAAATTTCTTGGCATTTGTTGGCTGACGTAGGGATACTTGTGAGTCACAACCTCAATCTCGGAAGATAGTTGTGAATCACTTACAAGTCTGGTGTATTTGACACCGTCACGCTCGATGACTGAGCCAATAGACGGCGCATCAGCCATTCGGAAGTGGAACTCAACCACTTTTCCGTCAGATTCACGGCTGAACTCGTACATCGGCATCAGAATCCACCCCTGCCACGCGCACTTCGCTCTTGATTGCGCAATTCTTGCGAAGCATCTGCCGGCCCGGTCTGCATTCGGCTGCGTGCTGCGGACTGTTGGGACGCTGCCTGGGCCTCTTGCTCCTGCATCTGGGCTTGTTGGGCCTGTTGAGCCTGTTCCATGGCCTGTTTGAGCTCTTTGGCGTTCAAGATGTCGCCCATGTCTGGAATATTGAGGGCATCTCCGACGATTGCCATCAATCGTTCCCAGTTGATGAACGGCATGGCGGCAACCTGCTGGCCAACATTGCCAACAATCTGCATAAGCTCGACGGCACGTCGCTGTTGGAGAGCTTCGCTGGTGCGTTCCATGGAGTATGCCTGAACATCGAGAGTCATCTCGGCCAGGTCTACACCCATGTCTGAACCTTTGGCCTTTGGTGGCAGCTTGTACGCGGCAGCCTTGGGACCCAACGGCACTTCAGTGTCGTCGTTGATGATGTACCAAGCAGCCTTGTACATGAGACTGTTGACTGCATCGGCAAACTGGCGTTGGATGTAACCCAAACGAAGGTTCGAGGAAGAGGATGCTGTGGAAACCTCAGTCGCAGTAGCATCACCAGTCACCGAACCACGGATCACCTCTGACATACCGGTCAGTCGGTCGATTCGGGCAGCCATGATGTTCTGGTAAGCCATCTGCTGCTCGGTCACGCCACCGATTTCCAGTGGAATAACACGGTCACGATCCATGTTCTCTGCTGGCACAACGAACATGTCTGGCGTAGACGCCACATCCTGAGCCATCTTTGTGCCACGAGAGTCCACCAGGACCAAACGTCGGTATGCCGCAGCAGAGTATGACATAGTCTTGGCGTGATCATTGGTCTCTTCGATGAGCGGTAGAGCCATCGTCATTGGGCCAAGAGGATAAACGTCAGACGGCACGGAGTACGCTCCGAACACCGCGTATGGGCCACAGGCTGGTCCGTAGTACGGCTTTGGTTCTCCAGCAAGCTGACAAGAGCTTTCCGTATCTTCGATCAAACGAACCAGCCCACCGTGGTGCTCGCCTTCTTTCGCGCCTTCAACCTCAAGCTCCGGAATCCACATCTCGATGATGGTGACTTCGTTGCGATCAGGGACGCTGATTGAAGCGCGAGCGTACTCCTCGTTCTTCTTGTCGTAGCCTGCTTTCACATCACGAACGACCTCTAGGTCGAACGCTGAATCGGACTCAGCCTGCACGAGCAGGTCATCCAAATCCATCTTGTACTCGTGACCGTAGTAACGAGCCTCTCTCGCCGTCTCCGCAGCAGGGTCGATAAAGAACTTCTCAGGAGCAATTCGGTAGATCCGGGGCATGAGACCAGCGCCACCCATGTCGATCCGACGAAGGTGTTTGACTGGCTCGGGCGTAACTAGACCAACACCCCATGTCATGCACATGTCTGTAGCGATTTGCTGCAACGTGGGGCGGGTGGCCGAACGCTTGCACCACTGGTTCATTGCCAGCTCGAGTGCCTGCGCTCGTTTGTTGTTTTCAGGGTCGTCCGCAGTCACATGAACGCGAGGGACGTCGTATGCCACCCGTGGAAGCACCAGGGACACATACTGGCCGATGATGTTCTCGATGTCGTATTCGTAGTCGTAGCTGGCATCAGACCGGTAGCCAAGACCAGCGAACCGCTCCTTCATCCCACGCCAGTGACGAAGGTGCTTCTCACGCCATTCACGAGCGGAGTTGATTTCATCACGCAAGTTGTCGTTGTCAATCCGAAGCACGTTTACCTCTTGGCTTTCGCGGTGTCGCCTTCTTTGGCGGGTCGTATGGGACAGGCTCAACAGGAGCCATGTCATCTTCGATGTCCGAGCGGCTTAGCAACAGAGGTGGCTCACTGGCTATCTCCAGGTGGGTCAGCAGATCAGTCGTGTCATCATGCGGAACGACGATCAGTTTTCTCCCCAGCATTTCCGCACAATCCGGATGCAGATGAACAGCACAACCCTGAGCCGTCACTTCAACAGCAGCGATAGAGCTCAAGGGCAAGTAGATGTTCAGAATCCGAATTAGCACAGTGACACCATAATCTCTTCTTCTCTCCTCTGTTCTCCTCTCCTCTCCTCTAGGTTCGCTTGTTGCGTTACGACTGCGTTACTCATCGAGCACTATATCGTTATCCATGTTCAACATTGCTCGCCACGAGAAGTCGGGTTTGCCGTAATCGGTTACGGCACGTTCGCTTTCCGGGTTCACTTCACCAAGAAGCATGACGCATCCACCGAAGGCGATCACACGGTCACCGTGGGCGTCACGGGCCCCTGAGCTGACGTCGATCTCCAGCCTGGCCGGCCCGATGCCCCCGTCCTTGTAGATCACGGTGGATTCCATCTCATCCAGGATCTCAGCGTCGGCACAAATCACAGTGTCATCGGCTATCGCACGGGCCAGGTCACCGAACAAAACCCGCTTTGTGACCCTTGTAGACGTCCATCCGACACGTTTTGAACGGGTCTCGACACGTTGTCCCAGCCGCCGGTGGTGGAATACGTTGTACCAACGCAGCCTCTCGAAGTCGTGCTGCATGGATGCACCAGGTCCGTTGACTTCCCAACCGATCAGCATGTCCGACCGACCACGGGCCCAGCTTCGAGCAGCCCCGACCACCTCTCGAGCCAGGTCATACGGCGGGATCGCAGGGTCCACGAACGTCGCTACCACCTCACGTTGGTTGACATCCATCAACACGCAGCAGGCGTTTGCCGCCCCAGTTCCGTACGCCGGGTCCATGAACGCACACAGCACCGAGTGCTCGTCTGGCTCCTGAAAGATCCGCCAACGTCCGGTTGGGTTATCCACAAGGTCTCCACGAACAGCCTCGCATCGGCGAGGTTTGCGGGTGTACTGACGCTGGCGTTCCAGGTCCACCACGGGGAAGAAGCTTCGACCACGGCTGGACGGCAGGGCAAAGACGTTCTCACGAAGGTCATGGACGTCCCGTCGCTTCATCTGACGCTCAAGCCAAGGTGACCACCAGTACCCGCGTCCGGGGTCCCCAGTGATCGAACCATCGACATCAACCCGAGCTTCACCCCCCGCCGACTTGTCGGGATCATCTACATAGGTCAATAGCAGGTCCTGAGGGTCGTGTGTGGCCTTTGCGGTCTCCCAGAGGGTCCCAGTGAAGTATGAGCCTACAAGGTGCGTAGAGACGGCCCAGCGGCTCGCAGCGGTATCTGCCGCAGAACGCCATCCTTCCTCGAATCTGTCCTGGGACGCGGCTTCGTCAAACAGGACCACCGTCTTTCGAGCACCCCGACCGATGTGGGACGTCGTGGCTTCACCAGTGATCGCGTTCCCGTCAGGATGTTCAAGGATGCAGTGGCGTCTTCGCTTCCCACCCGGCAGCAGATCCGCCAAAGGACACGGCAACCAGGACGGTGGGAGGTACTTGATGACGTGTTCGACCTTGGCAAACAGCGTATCGGGGTCACCAGTCCGGTCCACCAAGGCTTCAGTCCGAGAACACAGCAGTACATCCCAGCCTTTGAACAGCCAACCCCAGACTGACAGGGCTGTGCTTAGCACCGACACCCCGGTCTCCCGACTCTTAGCCACCGCCATGTCCCGACCGCTCTCGACGCACCCGGACATCATCCGGATCATCTTGATCTGGGCCGGCCACGGGATGAACGGGACCAGCTTGTGCTCGGCAGGCCGTTCCTCACCAGTCTCATCGTCCACGATCTTGACCCGCCGAGACCAAACACCCAGCGTCACAAACGCCACGGGGTCCCCGGCGGCCAGTTCCGCCCACGCCGCCACGTCAGCAGGCCCCCACCCGAACTCTTCGGGCTCTTTTGCGCCAGCCAAGACCAGCCGGATGTTCTGGATATCAGTCTGATTCACTCGGAAGTTCTTTCTGGTCGAAGTCCAACTTACCAGCCCACGCCTGGGCCGCAGCCCTAACAGCATCCGAACCTGCACCAATACCCATAATCGGACCCCCGTTGGGACCCGACAGCTCAACCCGCTCAATCCGAGGCAACCGGGCTCGCAGCCAAACCTCAGCCGCACGGATCTTGTTCCGCTCGTCCTCGGCAGACAAAGCCAAGCCCCGAAGCATGTCCATCATCGCCTGATCGCCCTGACCCTCGGCTTCAGCCTCCTCCTCACGGAAGCCCTCCTGCCGGATTCGCCAGCTTCGCATGGTGTCGTAGTTCAGATCAATCATTCGACAAGCTTCGGCGGCAGACCAGCCCTGCCTGCGGGCCTCCAGGTACGGGATCCGCTTGGTCTCCCATTGCCTTAGCTGTTTTGTTGGTGTGCTGTCCGAGTCCCCTCTCTTGCGGGAACCCTGTGCATGGCTTGCCTGCGGCTGACCTGCAAGCCTACCCCCCCCATCGCTGGCGGCTGGCTGGCCAGAGCCCTGCTCGCTGGCTGGCGGGGGGGCTGGCTCAGCCTGCTCCTCGTGCGCGTGTTGGCTGTGGTGCTGGTGGTGGCTGGCTGCGGGCTGCGGGTGGGGCTGGTGGTCTATCCGTGCTCGAGGCATTGGCTCTGCTCCTCTACTGGCTCTACTGGTGTTGGGCCCGGCAACGGGGATAGGTGGGCCTGAGTGGGGTTGTACGCCGGATGGGCTCGACCCGTACAGAACCCGAACGAAAAAATATTTCACATTTGTCTTGATTGGCGATGTGTTGCGGCATATCTTCTTGTCTTGCGGGCGATGATGCCCTTGGAGAATTGCGACCATGAAACTTTTCAACGTACAACTGACTTCTGACAACATCGACTGGGCCCAGTTTGATCTGGGCGCACGCTTGGCGGACTCATGCAACTGCTGCCCTTGGCGAGGCCGAATGACCTTCATCAAGGAATCCGAACTCGAGCGAATCCGCCAAAGCCCCAAGCAACTCTACGGTCGAGAGACCGCCGAGATCGTGAAGCGTTGGGCTCACACACCCGAGGATGGTTACGACGTGCTCGAGCATGATGGCGAGCGGTACATCCAGATCACTTCGGTTGGGGCTCAAGCCCTGCTCGAGATCAGCCCTGAGCCCTCCCACGCCCACCCGGACGAGGAGTTCTACCCTGAGCGGACCCTGAGCGTGTACTGGTTCTGCTGCGATCCTGAGACTAATGCTGATGACTGGGCGGGCGAGCCCTACGGCGGGTTCGACTCGCACTGGATCAACAAGTACGCCAAGCCTGTACGGGTCAATCGCTTCACGATCCTGAAGGCCATGAACGATCTGTTCGCCTCGCACACCAAGTCGGACCCCGTGTACCGGATCTGCACTGAGCGTTGCGACGGCGATGACTGGGACTGCGTGTTCCAAGTGCTCGAGCACGGGACTGTCATCTACGGCTGATCACGACCCCCCACCTGTCCCCTCTTCGGAGGGGGCGGACTGGGCGGCCCTGCCCCAAGGAGAACTACCATGACCAACCCTGAATTGATTTCATTCTACGACGCACACAGCCGGCTGAAAGTCCGTGCCAAGCGTGATGGCGAACTGCTCGTCGAGATCCAGTACCGTAAGAAATCCACCTTCAACGGCGGCACTCGGTACTTGGTACAAGTCGGATTCCACGACATCAAGCCGACCCTGAGTCAAGTCGGCCATGAGGCCGGGTTTGATCACCGGGGCGTCCGAATCAAGACCGACCGTGCTGGCGTTGAGAAGGTGCTCGAGGAGTGCCTTCGCAAAGGCCACATCAGCCAGACCACGATGACCCTGATGCTCGCTGCCATCGACGATCAGATGCTTAGATCCTCGGGCAGTACCGGGCTGGATGCTGGTGCTGGCTGGGTGAAGATGATCGACGGCGAGCCCAAGTGGGGATACATGGACATGGATGCGGGCCTCTCGTTCATCGACGACTGATCACGACCCCCCACCTGCTCCCTCTTCGGAGGGGGCGGGATGAGGAGCCCTGATTATTTCCAAGTATTATGCTTGACAACGATCTGTTGCACCTTACAATGATTCGGGCGATTGTGCCCACGGAGAACTGACCATGACCATTGAAGAAACATCACCATGGGCGCAAGACGCCGAGACCCTCGAGTCGATCCTCGATCAACTTGGATTTCCGGTGAAGCATCTTGACGGCACGATTGACAGCGCATTTCACAGCGACGCGCAGGACCGAGTGATCTATCTGATCGACGTGCTCGATGGACACATCGACACCCTGATGACCAACGACGGCGTCAAGCAAGCCATTGCCAACGCAATGAGAAAGGGGAACTGACCATGCCACGAATCAAAGTTACACGAACCTACGTTGCCCACGTCATCGAGACCACCCACGTCTTCATGGACGTGCCTGAGGGGCGAGACCCCGAGGACTTCATCCTCGACATCGAGGCTGACAGTCTTGCTGGTGAACTGCTCGAGCAGGCTGAAGAGGATGCCTGCATCCAGTACGACAACGATGACCCAGAGGATGGGCCAGTGGCCCGCGAGAAGACGGTGTTCGTCGGCACGGATCAATGCGACCGCGTCTTCGACTGGGATTTCAACACCTGCGAATGCGAGGTGGTCGAATGAGCAAGCCAACCAAGACATTCATCGTGACCTCATCCCAGATGGTGGAGGTGGTCAAGACGTGGGAGGTCACTGTGCCTGACCTTGCCGAGGATTCTCAGGCTCTCGCCTACGACATTGCCGAGGAGTGCGACGAACTGGGGTGGGAGGAGGCTTCCCAATGGCGAAACGAAAATCCCCAAGGGGGCAAGCCAACCAAGTTTGACATCAACCACATCCCGGTGGAAGACATCGAGACCGAGTGGTCTATCGAGGAGATCGACACTCCTGACCAGTGGGGCAACGAACCCGGCTCACCGATGTACGGAGTCCCACCAGAGGGCGACCCATTCTGGAAGGAGAACGACCAATGACCAAGTTCACAGTATTCACCCGCACATGGTGGCGAGAGAACCCAGACTGGCCAGATGGACTGGAGCCCTGTATGGGGCCGAAGAGGACTATCGGTCGCTGCCAGACCATCGAGCAGGCACGGGAGATGTGCCGCCAGTACAACGAAACCACGGGCCAGACCAAAGCCAACCGGCGACTGTCCCGCAAAGCAGAGTTTACGGAGGACGCACAATGAACTCATTCAACATCACATCTGAGATCACATGCCAGTACGAATACTCGCCGGTGGATGCAGCCACCACCGTGCAGTTCCTCTACAACGGCGACCCGCCCATGTCCATGGGCTTCACAGTCTGGCTTGAGGACGATGGCTCAGTGCTTTGGACAACCGAGAAGAATCCGGGGCAAAATCAGATCGGCCAAGAGACCGGCAACGGTGATGCCATGACTGTGGCCCGTGCTCTCGACTCCATGCTCGAGTACATGCTCGAGGTCACCGGCACATTCTGCGGAGCACCGTGGGGATTGCAGGCCGATGTCGTGACCATGATGGAGATTGCCGCCAAGGTGATCTACGACCAGCACGACGGACGGGTCGGCCAACTCGTGGACTGCGTACTAACCAACGGATCAAATACAGAAGGGGAATTTTTATGAAACCAGTAAGCACCAAAGCAAAAGTTCTGTTCTTGCAGGACGAAGCGAGGTATCATCAACGCCAAGCGGCGTTGTGGGAGCGACGAACCAACGTGGTCGAAGGCGAGCCTCTCGAGGCCGAGTACCGATCCCGGTTCCTGCAACACCAGGCCAAGGCCAAGGCAATGCAGCGGCAGATGGAGAATCTGCTTGGAGGTCACGATGACGGGTGACCAGAAGATTTCGACCGATAAGGAGGGTCCACTATGAATTCAAATCAAAGTTTGCTTATTACCAAGATCGCTGACAAGATCAGCGAGATCACCGGGGGGGACGGGGTCGTCCACTCCATCCGCATGCGATGCCCAAAGAAGCCAGCCATGCACGACGGCGTGGAGACCATTGTCCAAGAGGGCGCGGTCGCGTACTACAGCGTCAACAGGGGCGGGTTCTGCGTCCACTTCGTCGGGGCGTACTTGCCCGTGGACGAGGAGAAGTCGGCGTCGGCAAAGGCCAAGTTCTTCTGCGGCCAGTACGGGCTGTCTGTGTCCGAGGCGGAGGATCTAGTCATGGATCGGTACTACAAGAGTGAGGGCTCGGAGTGGCCTGCTCGCGAGAACCTCGTGGCGGAGGACTGCTGACCATGGAGTTCTCACCCCAATACGCCATCTCCGAACTTGCCCCCCTGTTTCAGGGGGTCGAGGCCAAAGACAACAAGGGTCTGCCTCATTGCAGACTTATCGACCCAAGCAAGAGCCCCGGATTTGGGGTCAACTTGCTGCACGACATTGCCATCTACGAAGACGGACTAAACCGGCCTATGTCAGTCATGTTGCCGGCACGTAGCAATCACGAAGCCGAGTGCATCTTCGCATTGATGAACGGGTTCTACCCTGAAGAGTACGACTCGCCAGAAGGTCGGCACTGCGTGAAGCCCGAGCCGCAGCACCACGGCAACCGACACGACATGCGTCCGGGCTGTTGGAAGTACCCCGACATGACGCAACTGCGTGTTGCTGATCGGGACGACATCATCTTCATGCTGAACAATCTGTACGCACGCCTGTGCAATAACATCCAGCGTTCGCTTGAAGCAATTGAAGAACACACGCCAGAGGATCAAGAGTCATTGGCTGATGACATGGTCATGGCATACAACGCACGCCTGATGACATACCGTCTGGCATACATCGAAAGGGATTACCGCCGTGAAAAGTTCGACTAAGAAACCCTACCTTGGCTTGACTTGCAGCCAGACCATGATGGATCAACTCGACGAGTGGGCATCAACGGAATCAGCTCAGGTGTCCACGACGCTGGGCAACGTGGAGATCAACTTCTCCAGAGCCGAGATTGCACGCAGCATTCTGATGAAGGCCATCAACACCGAGATGAACAGCCGAACAGACCTCGGCATGAAGTTGGCAAAGATCGCAACAAAAGGTCTTGACCAGCCACCCGAAGACGGGTAATCTCTTTGACCTAACTGGCTTGGTCGCCAGTTCTCCCCCCGGAGGAGGAACTTCGCTGCTTCCTTCGGGCTTTGCCTTCGGGCGACAACCCCCCCTTCTGCCGGAGGCTGCATCCACCCGCAGCCTCTGGCCTTTGCCTTCGGGCGACAATCAATCAGCAAAGGAGCGACTGATGTTACACACCAACGACCCCGGATATAGCGGGGAATACCAAGCAGAAGAGATGAGCAACGCCGAGTACCACTCGGTTGGATTGCCTTGGTGTTCTGCCCACCGCCTGGCCATGTTCTCCCAATGGGGTCCGGCCACCGTAACCCACGAGGTGGAGTGCCCAGCACAGCCATCCGCAGCCATGGTCTTGGGCTCGGCCATGCACAGCAAGATCCTGACCCCCGACCTGTTCAATCAGGAGTTCCGGGTGTGGAAGGGTGACCGCCGCACCAAGGCCGGCAAAGAGGAGTACGCCCAACTTCAGCTCAACTCACAAGGCGCTGACATCCTCAACGCCGAGCAAGAGCACCAGGTCAACGGCATGCGTGACGCAGTCATGCAGCACTCGACCTTGGGCCGGATGGTTGAGCGAGCAGTGAAGCATGGGAACACTGAACGCTCTCTGTTCTACGAGTATGCGGACGTGCCGTGCAAGGCACGCATTGATGCAATCTCCATCATGGACAATAACGAACTTGTACTGCTTGACCTGAAGACCACGAGCCGATCCATGGCCGTGGATGATCTCGTCCGCACCTGTGCCAACTACGGGTACGTCGAGCAACTCGCCTTCTACAGCGCCATGTGCAAGCAGGCCGGCATCAGTCACTCTCGGGTGCTGATCGGGTTCGTGGGCAGCAAGGCTCCGTACCCCGTCCGTGTCTGTGAACTGACCCCTGACTGGCTCCAGGCGGCAACGCAGGTCAACCTGCTCCGACTGTGCATGTGGAAGAATGCCGACTGGGATTGCCCAGAAGACAACGAAGAACCCATCGCTGACCTCGAGATGCCAGCGTGGTATGGGAACTCGATCCAGTGATCTGGGTCTGGCTCTATCTGGAGAACCACATGACGATTGAACAAATACTTCTTGCCTTCGGTGCTCTCTGCATCCTGATCTCCGTGGGCCACATCGCAGCAACATGGAGGAAATAACAATGCCTGCACCAGCACCAATCATTCAAAACATCAAAGGCAAGGACTACGAGGTCGTTGCCAGCCGGGTCGCCCGGTTTCGGTACGACCACCCCGAACGTGCCATCCTGACCGAGTGCATCCACAACGGTGAAGACCGGGTGGTGTACAAGGCCACGATCTGTGATGCCAATCACCTGCCCATCGCGGTGGGCCATGCGGAGGAGTACCGCAACGCCGGCATGATCAATAAGACTTCGGCCACCGAGAACTGTGAAACTTCTGCCATTGGCCGCGCCCTTGGCGTTCTTGGTTATGATGTCTGCAACTCCATCGCATCAGCCGATGAAGTCGAGCGGGCCATATCCCAACAGAACTCTGGGCCTTTCTCTTCGTCTGCCCCAGCCCCCCACGCTCCCCCTCCGTCTGCTACACCTCCAGCAGATCAGGGGGGCGGGGCAGCGTCTGGGCAACGCAACGCCCCCAGGCCAACCAACGTGCCTGATGACTGCGAGCACATAAAACTTCGCAAGTATTACGACAACACAACCTCCAAGGGACAGGCGTACCTCAAGTGCTTCGCCGATGTCAATGGCGAGGACATGGACGTCGTGTGTTGGGAGGACGCCCTGCTCCAGCAAGTGCGTGACGCATGCCCAGGAGAGTTGGTTGGCAAAGGTGAGTTCGACACCTTCCGTGGCAAGCGTCGGTTCAAACTGACCGAGATCGTGGACAACTCGGAGCAACCACCAGTTAAAGAGGAGATGTTCAATGACTCAGACATCCCATTCTGATGCCATCTTCGAGCTGACCATGACCGAGGTCGAGGCACGTCATGTGCAGACTGGCATCGGCCTGTTCTTGATCCAGCCACACCCGTACGTTGACACTTCCAAGTACCACCGTGAGATTGCGGTTGGCCTGTACCGGCAGATCAGCGAGTGGATTGTTGAGCGACCCCGCACCAAGTTCTTCTTCTACAAGATTTACACCCAGATCCAGAAGGACGCAATTGCTGACATCCTCAACCATGGCATGCAAGCGGAGACTCACGAGACTGTGATCGACCGTGTGCGTGAACAACTCTTTGGAGGCGGCAACGAGGACGATTACCTCGGGGCTATTTCCTACTGATGTCGTGGATCAAGATGCGAACCAACCTTCGGACTGACGGTCGGGTCCGTCGTATCGCACGGTCCTGCGGCATCACCAAGGCCGAGTGCATTGGCCACCTCTTCGTCTTCTGGTCACTCGCCGATGAGCATTCCACCGATGGAGTCTTGAAGAACTGGGACAAGGAGTCCGTCGATGATGAGACGTGTCCCGGCTTCTTCAGCGCCTTGGCGGAGGTCGAGTGGGCAGATGCAACCACAGATGGAGAGGTGGTCGTGCCTCGATTTGAAGACCACAACGGTAGATCAGCCAAGAAGAGGGCTCAGGGAGCCTCCAGGGCTGCAAGCTACCGGGCAAGGGCCCAGGAGGTTCAGGACGCCGCCGCCCCCCAGGCGGCTCCTGAGCCCCAGGAAGAGGCAGCAGGTGGTAAGATCGAATGGTACAGCCGCCTCGATGCCATGGGACTGGACAAGATGCAGTCCATCCAACTGGTCAAGCATGTGTTTGACGAGCATGGTGAAGCGGGGGAAGAGTGGCTGACCAGAGTGGTTGAGACATGCAACACGAAGAGAAGCCCAATCGCGTACCTGAGGAAGATCATCAAGAATCAGTACGGTCTTTGATCTTCAGAGTGCATGGACGCCCAGTGCCCATGCCCAGACCAAGGGTGTACGGGGGCAGGGCGGTTTCGATTGCGAACCCCAAAGCTCGAGCATGGAAGGGGGCGGTGTTGGCGGCTGCAAAAGAGGCGGCTGCGGCGTGTGGATGGACACCGTCTCACCGCCCCCTCCGGCTCGAGTTGACCTTCGTCTACGCCAGGCCGAAGAAGCACCTTGACAAAGACGGAATGGTCAAAGACAAGTACCACGATGCCCACGTCGTCGCTCGACCTGACATTGACAACCTGGCCAAACTGGTGATGGACGCCATGAACGACGTCGTCTACGTTGACGATTGCCAGATTGTTTACCTGTCGGCAACCAAGCAGTACGCCGCAGAAGACTCACTGCACGCCAAGATTACCGAGCTTTAGCAGCTTCACGCTCTTCGCGATTACGCTTGCCCTCGTCGCGAGCCCACTTGAATACTTCCTTCTGCTCCCTGGTGAACTCAACGCCGAACTTTTCTCGCAGTTGGAATTCAGCAGATCGGATCTCCGCTGGGCTTGCACCAGTAAACAGAATTTCCAGCAGCTCAAACGGAGCTCGAGCGGGGACACCAAGCAACGTCAAGAAGTCAACCGACGCACGCTCCAAGGCTTCTGCCTTGCGGTCTGGGTCTGCTGTCTGATAGGTCAACTGTGTTTGACGCAGGGTGCTGATTGCCACACCAAGGCCCACGTTCTGAACAGAGGATTCCAGGTAACGGCCTTCGTCCCTGGAGTCGCGGTTCTCGCGGAAGGCGTGGATCTCTTCAGCGATCATTGCCCCAAGCGGTCGTGACAGCAAGAACGTGGCAACTGGGAACGGAGAAGCACGAACCAGGGTCTCTTCAATGAACATGTCCAAGGCTCGGTCTGTTGACTTCTGCCGGTGCAGCTCGGCCAGGATCTTCTCCTTCTCATCCTCGTCGTCGTACAACGCTGCCTTCAGCATGCTCCAGAGATACGTCACCCCAACGTTGACCGCAGCATTGCCGGCAATTGAGACGGCTGCCACCCGTCCCCTTGTGCCTTTGTCTGCACCAGGCTCGTACAACCTGGAGTAGGTCTTCATCGGGTCAGATGTAAAGGTCAAGAAAGCTTGGCCAAGACCACCGTTGGTGCGGAGGTTGGCCGTGACGTTGGAGTCATCGAGCGGCGACGAGGTGTTCTGTGTGCGACGTATAGATTGTTCAGCAGCCTTGATCGAATCGGAGGATGGAGCGTCAGTTTCGTTGCGACGATTCATCTCAATCTGAACAGCCGTGGCGACAATGAATCTGTCCAGAAGACGCAAGGTTGGGATCGCCTTGCTAATCGAACCGATTGATTTGACCGTCTGGGCCAGGTGTTCACGGGACAGGGACAGGTTGCCTTCACGAGCAGCCTTGCCTGACAGTGTGATATTGGTGATGACATCATTCATCACGTCCAGGAACTGAACCATATCAGCCATGCCTGCGGCTCCATCGTCACGGTTGAAGACGACACGCCTATCGACCGCGTTGCTGGAGTCACGATCCCAGAGATACCCCGACCGTTGAGCCACTTCCTTCTGGAAGAAGTCGTTGAACCCTCCAGCCGCCAGACGCTTGAACATCTGACCCGTGGCCTGAAGCAACTCTCCAGGTGCAGCCGTGATCTGCAAAGCATTGAGACCACCGAAGAAGATGCGGCCCCAACTGGTTGGGCTCAACACCAAGATGCCACCAGTCACAGGTGCGAGCGCACCCAAGGCTGGGTCGGACCTGGCCGGCAACACTCGAGTGGCATACCCGACGTGCTTTAAGATCCTGTCGTACTGCTCACTGCCCAGCTTGGTGGTGACCTCCCGACGAACATCTGGGTCAGTCAAGACGGTCCAAAGCACCCGAGTTGGCTCAGCCATATGGGTCAGCTCCAAAGAACTGTCCAGGTGGTCGAGGTAGTCACTGGCAAAGTCAGAGACCACAGGCACAGTGTTGCGAGCACGCTGCTTGGTAAACCCTGCGTTCTCCGCAAAGATTTCCATGACGTTGTCGCTCTTCAGGATCTGATCCAAAGCTGCTTGGGCTGTCATACGCTCCGCCGAACGGGGCTCGTACCCTTCGACTTGGGGAGGCATACGCCCGGTCAACTTGTAGAGCATTGCCATGGCTGGCCCACGAAGCTGCGACTCTCGGATCTCTTTAAGGTCAGTTACTAATCTCTTGGTGGGACCGTCAGCTATCTCGCGAACAGCAAGGATGTCACCACGAAGGTCTGCACCTTCGATCATCTGTCCTTCGCCAGCACGACCCACACGCAATGAGACCATGCCCCTGCGGTCGATGATGTCGAGCGTCTCGTTGTCCATGGCGAGGAGCTTGAGATACTGGCCCAGCGTGATATCCACTTCTTTGCCGCCAAGTTTGACCTTGCGGGTGGACACCATCGCACGACCTCGAGTCATGCTGGTCTGGGCGCGGAAGTCGGCGAGGTCTCGGAAGCCGGCACGACGTACCGCTTCGTCAGTCCTTGACATCACGCTGCGTCTATGGCTCAGCATGCGTGACTCGGCGTCGGTCAACGCTTCCCACATGAAGTCCAAACCAAGAAGCTTCAGCACGGACTCGAGATCCAGGCCACCTCTTTGAGCCATCCCAAACCGACTGCTTTGCGTGACGCCACCAGGGCCGACCGGGGCTTCTGATTCACGAGTAGCCACAGCAGCTTTCGCCGCTTCAGTTCCTCGGTCCACATCTTCCCTGAACTCCGCACGGTTCTGCTTTTGTATGTCGCGATCGTCCTGGATGGCCAAGTCCAACTCAGTGTGCAGCTCTTCGAGCTCGTACAATGCCTGCTCGTACTGGTCAAGCTCGGCTGCGGTTGGCTTTTCTTTGAACAACTTGAGCAAGCCTTCCGCCTTGGCGGTCACAGCTTTGAGCTTCTGCCTAGTCTCGTCAGACATCTTAACGCCTGCACGAAGCAAAGACTTAGCCCGTTTGTTGAATGAGACTGTGGCTTCTTGCATCCGCCCCTGGGCAGCGATGTTCAAGACCTCTCGCTCAACTTTCAACAAAGCTGCTTCTGTCTTGGCTTGAGTCAGCTTGGTCAGGAGCTTTCCTCGAAGACGAACGGGCAGGTTCTTCTGGATGAACTTGCGTGTATCTTGCCGAGCCTCCTCAAGCTGGACTCTATCCGCCTTGAGGTCCGCTTGACGCTGCCGCATCTTTCGCATTTGCTCGTCGAGTGCAGCCTTCTTGTCTTGCCGGCTCAGTTCCTTTTGGGCATCAACACCTGCGGTGATACCGGACAGAGCAGCGATGTCAGGACGCATACCCTTCTTGCCAACAAGCCTTTGCTTCTCTCGATCCATGATGGTCTGAAGCACCGTGTCCAATCTGGACCCAAGACGATCTCGAGCCTGCTTCTCTCTGCGTTGACGCTCCCTGTCAACTCCTCGCATCTGAGGCTCTCGAGCATATGAGATTTCGTTGGTCGGGCCCAGATCAGTAACGCCAAGAATCCTGACGGTTGGCTTGCGATACGCAGGCATAGTGGGGTCAAGAATCGCATCAACCACATCGCCAGGCAACTGGTCATAGACGAACTGCCGGAACTCGTCTCTGCTGTTACGCCTCTGGAACTCTTGCCGTGCCTCTTCCTCGTTCCTTGCCGTGATGGTCACGCGGCCACGGTGCGAGGCATACGCGCCCCTGTCTCCACGGATGCTCGCGTTGTATGAGAACATGAAGTCCCTCTTCTTGGGACCACCGTATTCCCGTGCAAAGACGATTGGTGGAATGGTCTTGTCTGGGGTAGGAGTTCCTTCCGTCACAGCATTCAGCTGCATCTCTTTCTGTCGAGACTCCATGAGGTCTATCGAAGTCGAAGGAGCATTCTCCATGATGTGAGCTAGGCTGCCCAACGCCAGCTCGAGAACGGTCCTCTCCCTGCCCCTGTTATCGACCAGGGCTCTGTTGTCGATACCCATGGACTGTGCAACAAACTCCAGCAGCTTTGCGAACGCGACGTTGCCCTTGTCAACCATCGCGATATCTTCGGGCCTCATGACTTGCACTTGAATGAAGTGATCGTTGCCGTTGCTTTGATCACCAAGCATTGGTGCAATCGGGCTCAAGCTCTTGCCCTGGTTTGCAGCATCAGCCGTGTCGATGATCTGCATCTGCGCCAACATTTGCTGAAGGTGTTTGTTGTTTATGCACTGTGCCATGAACTCGTACAAATCGCCGGTAACGTACCCAGCTTGGACAAGGTCCATCATCAAATACTTTGTAGCGCTACGCTGTTCAGCCTCATCTCTTGAGACTGATTCTGCCATGTCCGGGTCCATCCGCATGGCCGCCTCTGGGTCTGCGACCAAGTGGGCGACAGCCACATATGCAATACACAGATTTCTCATCCAAGGTCGCTGCTTCTCCAGCGGTGCTGAGAGATAGCTCATCGCCCTTTCGAGATCCACATGGCCTTGGGTTGTTGGTATTTGCTGACGAACCTGCTGAACCCCGGCTGCCTGGGAACCTAACTTGGCGCTTGGGTGTGCATGCGCACGAATAATCAGGTTAGCAAAGCCACCGTCTTGCGGATATGTAGTCTCCGACCCAAAGGCGTACATGCCCTGATCAATCCTTAGGGCGTCTTTGCCCACACCAGAATCAAGGATTTCAGTGGTTCCAAGCACACGCTGAAGCTCGTCTTGGATTACAAGGACCGACCGAGCATGTGTATACTCGTGAATAATCACGTCCAACCAATTGTGAACATCAATGCCGGCAACAGAGTTCGCCCCGACAGCGCCTCTCTCTGTAAGCGGCTTTGGCTTTTCAAAGTTCTCCGCCAAATCCGGCGGTCCAAACACAATTGCGCCCCTCTTAGCAAACCCTTCTGGGTCTGCTTTCGCGGCTGGGTGATTCTCGAAGAATGTTTGTCCCCGCTCTGTAATCGCTCCCGCTGGAGCGGAAGGGTCCAAGCCTGATCGTGAGAATCTCGCAGGAGGATGGTAGAACCCACTGCCATAATATTCCTTCACCTCAAAAGGAATGTCCAGGTCAATACCTTGATTCAAGATTTGACGTACAACGTCTTGTGACGCTTTTATCTTCGGCTCCATGTGCTCAAGAATTGCGTCTTGAGCATCTGCAATGTTGTGGTAGACCACCAACGCCCGAGACTGCAAGTCCTCGTCTTCAATCTCAAATAATTTTTCTTCGAGTCTTTTGAGTCTGGCCTTCATTGAACTTCGTGGGTCCACCGTCAGCATGAGCTTCAACGCATCACCTATTGTTTCCAGTCCATCAAGTCCAGGAACAACATCACTTGGGTGCAGGATCAGACGATCAACCGTTCTCTCCAGGTGATCCTTGGGGTCTCGAAGTACGCCCGTAAGCCTAGTCTCTTTACTGCCATCGTCCACCAATCCTCTGAGGTCAAACTCAGTGATCTTCGCAAGCTCGTAAGCAGCGGCCCGGAGTTGGTCGTTGTCCAGGTTGTAGTGATCGTCTATGCCAAGAAGGCAAGCGCCGAGCTTTTGCCCGGTCCTGTCTCTGTGTGCGTACGCAATCTCTTTTTTCGCTTTCGCAGGGATGCGATCATCAACCAGAGAGCCACGATCTCGTTCGGATCTGGTGTCTACTCTTGCGTAGGAATAGATGGAGGAGTTGTCGCTTCGCTCTCTGGCAAAGCTGATTGCTCCATTGGATCGCTTGGAGATTGACCCGGCGACTTTGTCATTGGCCTCTTGTTGTTCTCGGAGGAAGTCGGCACGATGCGCTCTAAGGGATGACCGAAAGTGATGAAGGCGGAATGCTTGACTTCGTCCAACAGACTCGATAACTCTTGCTCTGTCATCTGGGTCGAGCTGAGCAACCCGTTCCCATACTGCCCTGGTTGCAGAGCGACCTTTGCGACCAGACGACCCTTGGGTGGCGGTGACTGAGGGCGCGATGAGGGCGAGCTTGTCTTCTCTTGTGGGGGCGACTTGCTCGATGAGCTCTCGTTGCTTTTTGTTGAGGGCTCTTGTCCGCTTTGGTCTTCGTTGGTTTCCATCTAGTTCTCCTTTTGCTGCTCTTTCCTCGGTTCTCTTGAGGGCCCGATCAGTCCGTGTCTGTTCAATTGCTGCCGCGTCTCCAGACTCGACGGCGGCGTCGTAAGCCTGCTCGGCTTTGCGACGTGCCTTCCGCTTCTTGTCCAGAGCGGATTGAAGCTTTTCTTGTCTTTTGAGGAACGCTTCCTCAGATTCAAATACCTCCTGCCCACCCTCTCCGATGGGGATACCATCATACCAAGTTCCGTTATCTATTTCTTTCTCGGCAGCCTCGAGAATGATTTCGTTCTCACGCTTTGTGATATCGGACTGTGTTGGGCCGATCTGACCCTCAGGGTAACCGGCGTCTTCCCACTTGGAACCGAACGGCAGGGAGTACCCACCATCAAGAGCAACTTGGGTTGGGCCGGCAATCTTGATGCCGTCGCCAAACTCTGCCAAGCACGCGCCTTCAATCTGCTGCACTGACTTGGGATCGACTTGCCCAACCTCAAAGTCTGCGAAGGTGATGATGGTTCCGTTGGATACCTGCTGCACCAGGGGGTTCACATCTTTGTTGTCGATCTGCTTCAACACGTTGGCGATCTGCGTGTTGTTTACGTTCACACCAGGAATGAACACCAAGACTGGGCCGATCGACTCGGTGTCACCAGGCTCTCTTCGCTTCACGACGTGGGATGCAGCCGCTTCTTGAGCCAGTCCCAGCGAGATCATTCTGACTGCATCAGTCATTTCTTCGGCTGACAGTCCGGGGACAACCACGTTCACGACGTTGTTGACGATCATGTCGCCATCGGTGTCTGGGTATGCACCAAGCGGACCAGTGATAACAGCGCCACCATCCGGGCCCTGTCCAACATTGACGTTGCTAGGCGAGGTAGTTCGGAGATCAACGCGGAACTTTGCCACCTGGCCAAGAGCAGTGGTCTTGCCCAGTGGCCGGTTCAGGTCAGCGCCTGCTCCGTTCTCCACCAGCGTTTCGTTCGACATCAGTTTGACCTTGATCTCGTAGGTCTTTTTGCCGTGACGAATTGTGATGGTTTTGCCGTACAGCTTGCTTCGCTTGCCTTTGTTGATCGTGCCTCGCATCACCCCCATGCCGGCAGGATCAATGAGCACATCCAGCATGACGTCAGCGTCTGGAATCTCCATTGCCATGTCCAGCAGATTGCGAACACCAATGTCACGACGCTTGGCGGACAGTGTGTTCAGGAAGGCGTTGTTTGGTTTGAACAACTCAGCCAAACGGTTCTGGAAATACGCTCTCTCTGACTCGGTGAGGTCAGGGTTGACCGACTCAGCCAACAAGTATTTGCCCATATGATTGGCACGACGACCTTGCTTTGTAGCCTCGGTTGCGACTTCAACAGTTGCACGAGGACCGCCTCGATGCTCAGACGCGGGCTCAATGATCGTGTCCAAAGACTCTTCGGTGAATTGGTCTTCAGACATGCTGATCTGGTCACCATCTTTAGTTGCTTGACCAGCCTCGTACGCCTGCTCCAGAAACTCATCAAGAGACTCGGAGAATGTTCCTGTGTCGTCCAAGCGGTTGGACCACATAGCCGCCTGAAGTTGCCACGGTCGGAATGGCTCAACCATCATGGCTTCTTGTGGAGTCAGCTCCTGGCCCTGTGCCATCTTTGCCTTGGCGTCCTTGTACTCTTGAGTTTGCTGAGTCTTGGCGTTGATTGCGTCAGCAACACGACCCATGAACTCAGCCCCAAGTTCGTACATCAGAGGGTTGGCAAACGCCTCCTGGGGAATACCAAAGAACCGAGCCATGATGACGTCCAACGTCGCCATTGGAACTTCAGTGGCTGTACCCATTCCCAGACCCAAGGTTTGGTTGAAAGACCCCACCTTGTACTGTCCTGGATTACGGCCATACCCCCCACGAGCGGCTTCCAGAGCTGAAGTTTGGTCCATCACCGTCACGTTGGTGGGACGTCCACCCATATGTGCTGCCATCAAACCGATAGCTCGTCGCAA